GAGATTCGTTCAAGAGTCAACCCCATTAAAATATTTATTTACCCCCTTTACTTTTCCTTAGAAGTGTAATATAATAAACACTAACATATACTAGGAGTATATTATGAAATTAAAACCAAAAGAGAAACCGCATTACGTTAAGAATTCGGATTTCTCACAGGCAGTCGTAGAATACTGCAAAACTATAATCGAAGCAAAAGAAACAGATGATCCTCTACCAGTGGTAACGGATTATATTGCGTCTTGCTTCCTAAAGATTGCAGAAGGATTATCCCATAAATCTAACTTCATACGGTATACGTACCGAGAAGAAATGGTTATGGATGCAGTTGAGAATTGTCTAAAGGCAATCGAGAACTACAACATCGAAGCGGCAACACGTACAGGTAAACCAAACGCATTTGCATATTTCACACAAATTGCATGGTTTGCATTTCTACGTCGTATTGCCAAAGAAAAGAAACAACAAGACATTAAGACAAAGTGGATTTCACAATCTATGATATCTGAGTTTGCGGATTTTAATGAGGACGGCAATGGGCAATCAACATCCCAGTATTTCGTCGATCAACTTAAAAAACGCATTGATCAGATCAAAGAGAAAGATACTTCGTTAAAAGAGTTTAAAAAAGAAGAGACCAAGAAACGTAAGAAACGAGCGGTCATCTCTTCTACTGACTCCGATCTTGGTGAAATACTAAAATGAAGGTAGCAATTTTAAATGATACTCATGCTGGCATACGCAACAGTTCAGACATTTTTACTGATAATGCTGATAAGTTTTATAGTGAAGTCTTCTTTCCATATGTTCTGGAAAATAACATTAATCGCATTATCCACTTGGGTGATGTATTTGACAATCGTAAGTTTATCAATTTTAAGTCTCTTAACAGATATCGTAAATCTTTCTTAGACAAACTAAGGAAACATGGTATCCATATGAACGTGATACTGGGCAACCACGACACGTTCTTTAAGAATACAAACGAATTGAATAGTCTAAAGGAGTTACTTGGTCACTATATGGACGAAGTAACTATTCACACAGAACCAGAGATTCTTGACCTAGATGGTCTACAGTTCGGGATGTTACCTTGGGTATGTCCAGAGAACCACGACAGATCTATGGAGTTCATCAGAACTGCCAAGTGTGACATTTTGGGAAGTCACCTAGAACTATCAGGATTTGAGATGATGCGTGGTATCAAAAATACCCACGGTATGAGTCCAGATCACTTCAAGAGATTTGAGACGGTTCTATCTGGCCATTATCACGTTAAGTCAACTATGGAAAACATTACCTATCTCGGTAGTCAAATGGAATTCTTCTGGTCAGACGCCCACGATGACAAGTTTTTCCACGTATTAGATACTAGTAACCGTGAACTGACTCCAATTAGAAATCCACACAGAATATTTGAGAAGATATTGTATGATGATACTAAGACGGATTATGCAGAAATAAAAGACTTATCCTTTGTAGATGATAAATTTGTAAAAATAGTTGTAATTAATAAGACAGACCTCTTTACTTTTGATCGATTTGTTGATAGAATACAAGATAGAACGATTCACGAACTGAAGATTGCCGAGAACTTTAATGAGTTCCTTGGTGAGAATGTAGATGACGAGGGTATCTCAGTAGAAGATACTAGTACACTACTAGACAGTTATGTGGACGCAGTAGAAACGATATTGGATAAAGATAAGTTGAAGAACAAATTACGCAACTTATTGACGGAAGCACAGGCACTAGAAATAGCATGATAATTTTTAAAACCTTACGATGGAAGAACTTTCTATCGACAGGAAACAATTGGACTAAAATAGACTTAGAGAAGTTTAGATCGACACTAGTGGTTGGTCATAACGGATCAGGGAAGTCCACAATATTAGACGCATTATCGTTTGCACTCTTTGGTAGAGGGCATCGAAACATCAGTAAAAACCAGTTGGTGAATTCCATCAACGGTAAGAATTCTTTGGTAGAAGTCGAGTTCTCCATAGGTCGTTCAAGCTTTAAAATTATACGTGGTATTAAGCCCAACGTATTTGAAATATGGCAAGACGGAACTATGATGAACCAGAGTTCACATGCTAAAGAATACCAGAAGGTCTTAGAACAAAACATCATTAAGTTGAACCATAAATCGTTCCACCAGATTGTGGTACTTGGTAGTAGCAGTTTTATTCCTTTCATGCAACTTCAAGCATCACATCGTCGTGGTGTTATCGAAGACCTTCTGGACATTAATATATTCTCTAAGATGAACGGTATCATCAAGGAGAAGAACTCTGGATTGAAAGAAAGACTAAGAGATACAGAGTATAGTCTAGACTTGTTAAAGAACAAGATTGAGAGTCAGAAGAAGTACATTCGGGATATCACACAGATCAATGACGATGAAGTCAAGGTCAAACGAGATCAGATAGACGAATGTAATACAGAAATATCTGAACTCACAAGCAAGACTATAAAGGCAACCGTACATATAGTGCAACACAAAGAAAACGTTGAAAAGGTATATGGTGAGTTACACAATAAGAGAGACAAACTTGGTCAATACAAACACGAGTTTGGTACACAGATAAAACGTGTGGTTAAAGACGCAAAGTTCTACGAGGACAACACACACTGTCCTACGTGCGACCAGGACATCCTAGAAGACACTAGAACCACCAAACTGATCGAGAGCAAAGATAAAGCAAAAGAACTACAGGATGCAATATCCAAAGTAGAACAAGAAGCAACCGATAACACTACTCAGTTAAATACAATAGAAAAAGATTTAGAAGAAGTTCGTGCATATGAGAATTGTGTAGTATCACATGCTAGTACGATCAAACGACTACACAAACAGATAGACGGTATCAATAAAGATATTGAACGATTGTCTGCACGTGAAGGTGATCTAGGGCAGGCCAACACAGACCTCACAGAAATGAGAGATCAGACTGAAGTTATTGTCGAAGATCGAACTGTGATCAACGAAGAGTATGCATATAACAATGTGATGGCAGAAATGCTCAAGGATACAGGTATCAAGACCAAAGTTATCAAACAGTATCTACCTGTTATCAACAAACTTGTCAACCAATATCTACAGACGTTAGACTTCTTTGTACACTTTAATCTAGACGAGAACTTTGCAGAGACAATTCGATCTAGACACAGAGATTCGTTCTCATATGATTCGTTCTCTGAAGGTGAGAAACAACGTATTGATTTGGCACTGTTGTTTGCGTGGAGAATGATCGCAAAGATGAAAAACTCTGTTGCAACAAACCTACTGGTTCTGGACGAGACATTCGACTCTTCCCTAGACCATGACGGTGTAGAAAATTTAATGAAGATTCTAAATACTCTTGACGGAGATACTAACGTATTTGTTATCTCACACAAAGGTGAGATCCTAGAGGGTAGATTTGAGAATAAACTAGAGTTCAAGAAACCAAAGAACTTTAGTGAAATAAGTGAAATGGGTTTACAATCCGAATGATTCGTGTTATAATAACCCAATGTATTATATAAAGGAAACGAGATGCAGTTAACAGAATTAACTACACAGATGTTGAAAAACTATTCTGGTATCAATCCTAATATGGTTATCCACAGTGGTAACACTATTAGTACGATGTCCGAAGCAAGAAACATACTGTCTAGTTGTACAGTCGATACGACTTTTGAACAAACCATAGGTCTATATGACCTAAACGAATTTCTTGGGGTTGTCGGATTAGTAGACGAACCACATTTAACATTTGAGGAGAAGATGGTCAACATCGGTGATGCCACTGGACGATCTAGGATTCAATATTACTTGACGGACGTAGATCATCTAACATCACCCGATACGGCAATGATAGATAAAGCAAAATCTATGAATGATTTTGAAGTGAAGTTCACTTTAGATAATGAGACTCTAAATAAGATCAGACGTGCGGCTAGTACGTTGGGTCACGAGACAATCTCAATCACTGGTTCAGACGGTGCAATCAAACTAACAGTTTGTGACCCTGAGAACAAAACATCTAACACATTCTCTATAGAGGTGGCAGGTGAATACCAATCGGAAGACTTTAACTTCCTAATGAACATCAACAACGTTAAGATAGTTGCTGGTGATTATAATGTAGGGGTTTCTTCCAAACTTCTATCCAGTTTTAAACATACAGAGAGTGATATCACATATTGGATCGCTCTTGAAAAAGCATCAACTTACGGAGCATAATGATGGCAAAAAAAGAAGAAAACGCAAACTCGGCAATTGCAGATTTAGCAAACCGAACAGCAAGAAGTAGTATCGCAGTGATTGACACAGTATCGTCACGTGGTGGATTTCGTGGTGAAGAGTTATCAACCATAGGTCAACTAAGAGACCAGTGTGTACAGATTGTCGCAATGTGTGAAGCAGAACAACAAACTGCCGCAGATACATAAGGGTTGACGAATCTCTCCAAATATTATATAATGAGACAAACTGATTGGAGATCAAATGTCAAAAGACTTTCTATGGGTCGAGAAATATCGACCTAAAACTATCGCGGAAGCAATACTTCCTGCCGATATAAAATCCTCTCTCCAAGGCATGGTTAGTTCTGGTGAATTGCAAAATATGCTTTTCACTGGGACTGCTGGTCTCGGAAAGACAACTGCCGCACGTGCGTTGTGTAACGAACTTAAACTTGATTACATTGTTATCAATGGATCAGAAGAGGGTAATATTGACACACTTCGTGGTAAGATAAAACAATTCGCATCTACCGTATCATTGATGGGTGGATACAAAGTTGTTATACTTGACGAAGCAGATTATTTAAATCCACAATCGACACAACCTGCGTTGCGTGGATTCATCGAACAGTTCTCAGATAACTGTCGTTTTATTCTCACTTGTAACTTTAAGAATCGTATCATAGAACCATTACACTCACGGTGTAGTGTGTATGAGTTTAACGTACCTAAGAAGGACAGTGGGGATCTGGCCATAGACTTTATGGTAAGGTTGAAGTATATACTGCGTGTAGAAAACGTTCAGTATCACGATCCTGATATTGCTAATCTTATAATGAAATACCTTCCCGATTGGAGAAGGGTTATCAATGAGTGTCAACGCAATTGTACTGAAGGTGCATTCAACGCACCACGTGCTTTGGCATCTGGTGATGTAGGACAATTTGAACCGTTGTTCAAAGCACTAAAAGATAAAGACTTTAAGAAGATGCGATCTTGGATTGTAAATAATCTAGACTTGGATACTTCAGCAGTCATCAGATCAATTTACGATAACATGAATACTAGAGTAAAACCATCAAGTATTCCCCAATTGATATTAATACTTGCAGACTATCAATACAAATCATCTTTTGTTGCAGATCACGAAGTAAATCTCGTGGCGTGTATGACAGAAGTTATGGCAAGTGCAGAATGGAACTAAAATGATTAACCATGTAGACCACGGGGTAACATTACCCAAAATTACCAGAGCAACAACTGAGGTTGGTCGTAGATATTTTACACCAGAGGGTAAAGCATATCCATCCATTACTACTATACTTGGACAACTGAGTAAACAAAGTATTGCGGAATGGCGTAAAAGGGTGGGTGAAGAGGAAGCAAATAAGGTTTCTCGTCGTGCATCAACTCGTGGTACGGCAGTACACAAACTAGCAGAAGATTATCTCAATAACGATCCAACTTGGAATGAAGGTGTGATGCCCCATAACCTAGCATCATTTCTTGATTTAAAAAAGATCATAGATGAAAGACTAGACAACATCTGGTTTCAAGAAGAGTTTCTATACAGTGATAAATTAAGATGTGCTGGACAAGTAGATTGTATCGCAGAGTTTGACGGGGAACTGTCTATCATTGATTTTAAAACATCATTGAAACCCAAGAAAGAAGAATGGGTAGAAAACTATTTTGTTCAGGCTGCGTTCTATGCGGCCGCATTCTATGAAAGAACTGGTGTTCCTATCAAGCAAGGTGTGATCCTGATCAGTGTTGATGAACATGAACCACAGGTATTTAAGATACCCACCTTTAAATATATACCTAGACTTTTAGAGATAAAAAAACAATTTGGATTTAAATAAAATATATCACGAGGATTGTCTTGATACTCTAATGAGAATGGAAGATGATTCTGTTGACGTTACTATCAC